CGTTAGGGGTGAAAACTATCTTTGCTATCGAACCGAGCTCCAAGCCCAGCACATCTTCCTGCTCAGCGGGGTCAAGCTTGTGAATAGCGACCTCTAAGGAGCTGAATCTGTATTCAGGCTGTGAATATTGCTGGGCGAGCACTAAGGCGAGTTCTGCTAGGGCTAAATCGGTGTTTAGCAGCAAGCCAGACTGACTTAGGGTTCTAAGACCGTAATCTGTGACACTTTGGGTGTCTGTGGCTGTCGCCGTTCCTCCACCTACTCGGTCTAGGACTACTTCGTTGTAGAGGTTGTCAGATCCGTAGCTGACATCTACCGACTGGAATGGAATGCCTGTTCCACCGAACTGAACTAAGCCTGTAGAGGTAGGGCTTTGCGTGCGATCTAGGAAAGTTAGACGACCAATCTTGTCTACGAATACCAAGCCTGGCTCAGATAGAGCAATGGTCTGTAGGTAATTCATAGCATTTGTATTGGCATCAATTACTGCCGTGCCTAGGGTTGCTACACCTGCTTCTATGTTTCTTTCCTCTGGCGACCAGTTGATTTGGTCAAGGATGTTAGAAACACGAGCACCTGTGAGCTGGGCAGTGGGTGTTCCAGCAGCCAAGGTCTGACCAGAGATAATGCTTGTAGCGTCATAGGCGATAGCTTCTGCAACCGAATCTCCGTTGGGCAAATAGCTGAATCCCCAGTCATCTATCCAACCGACATATTGGACTACATCGTCTGTTGATACACGGATTTCACGCCTAGGCACGATGTTGCCGGCGAATGGCGACTGAGCGTATAGCGGATCGAAAGCCCTGTCGTGGTTATTGAACTCGACATTTAGCTGACCCGCTGGGAAGGCTGAGAAGAGGTTGGAGCGACCCCTAGAGATGCTGAAATTTCTTACTCTGTCAGTGACATCAATAAAGGTCAATCCGCCCAATGGGTAGGAAGTATTATCTAGCTGACCCTTTGTAGCATCGTCAAGAACAAAGAAGTTTCCTGCTCCAGAGAAGCTAGTGTCAAAACCTACTTCAACCTTCTCGATTGGCATTGCCATTAGACAGCCACCTGAACATTGAAGTTGCCGTTTATAGCCCCGAACTTAGTCAGAGCTTCGACTGTTGCCTCACCTGCTCTTGCTCCGCCAGTTCTAGTATCTGCTGTCACATTGATGGTGAAATTATTGACTGTCTGTCCTCTTGCAACAGCAGCAGCAGAGGTAAGTTCGGCAGTAGTCATACCTGACCGAATGCCAGATAAATCAATAGCCCTACCTGCCAAAATGTCCTGCTCAAGGCTCTGATAGATGTCACGCTTGACTAAGGCACCTGCTCGCTTTGTAGCATCTCCTACGCTGGCTATGTAGGCACTTGCTCCGGCAATAAGCTCACGGATTCTAGCAAGGGCAGCCTCGTCAATCTTTGGCGGCTCCTTGAGGGCTTCTGGGACTGGAATGGCAGCAATCTCGCTTGCAGCAGTTGCTCGAGCAGCATCAGCAGCAGCCTTGGCAGCAATGTCTACCTGAACGCTTAGCGATGCTTGGAAGGCAGCATTGAAGGCTTGAGCCATGACACGAGCTTGGTTCTCCAGCTCAGCTTGCTTTGACCGAATACCCTCAAGTAGCCCGTTAGCCATGTCAATGCCAGTGCCATAGAGCGAAGAAGCAACTTCCTCACCTAGGGATGCACCGACAGCATCAATCTCCTTGAAGATGCTGTTTAGCTCATTGATAGTTTCGCTACCGCCATCTACTAGAGCCTGAGCAGTTTCTCCACCAGCCTCAATACCAGCCTCGACCAACTGGTTGAATAGCATCGGGTCAAGACCCATCTCACGAAGCTTGCGTAGGTTCTCGGCAAAGGCACGGGCCTTCTCAGCCATAGCTCTAAAGCCCTCTAGGATGCCTTGTGTCTTGTTTTGAATGCCACCTATGGTTTCTTCATAGGTAGACGAGATTGTGACCTCAAACTCCCGCATAGAGCCTCCCAGACGCATCAGGGCACGGCTCACGGAGGTTACGGTGCGGGTCTCGGTCTCTTGCTTTAGCTGACCGAATAGTGAGGTTAGATCAAGGGCAGCAGTAAAGGCTCTCTTATAGTTATCAATCAGGCCCTTGGCTAAGTCAAATCGCTCAGCTAGTTCGTCACGCTGACGACCAATCTGCTGTAGGAGTGCAAGCTCTGCTCTGGCGAAGTTTCGTAAAGCGTTATAGCCATCCTCAAGAATGTCCTTGTTTTGGAAGGCAGACTTTAGAGAACTTTCGATGGAATCAAGCTGAGAAACAAACTGCTCCTCAAACCTGCCCATAGCACGCTCAATGGTTGGTAGGACATCAAAGCCAGCCAGTAGGTCAGCAAAGCCCATCTTGGCTTCTTTGGCCTTCTCAGCAATATCTTCAAGTTCTTCTGCAAGCTTCTTATTGATTGCAGCAACTTTTTCTTCATAATCTTTGATTTGATCAGCAGCTTCTTTAGCGGCATCTGCAAGTTCTTTGGCTCCAGCAGCAGATTTGTTGAACTGCTTTTGCAAATCCTCAAGGACTAGTTTGCCTTGTTTGATTTGAAGCCAGACCTTCATCCAGCCTTCACCAGCAAGGATTGAGCTAATTAGCCCCTCAGAAGCACCCATAAGACGAAGTTGCTCACTCGCAGTCTGCTTTTGAATTTCGTCTTTTAGCTTCTTTAGGAAGTCACCAACATAATCTTTGACTTCCTTGGTTGTGTTTTCATCAGTTTCATCATCGAGTAAGCCAGTAAACATTCCCTTGGGGACAATGCCTTGAAGCCTGTTCCACCTATTAGCCTCGGCTCTGTCTACTTCATCGCCAAGTTCCTTTAGTGCTAGCTTTTGATCACGAATACCCTTATTTAGTTGCTCCAAAGCAATTTTTTGCTCCCGCATAGCATCTTTGTCGGCTATACGCTTAGCAATTAGGGCTACCCAGTCAGTCGTAAATGCACGAATGTCTCCCGCCAATAACATGTCAATAAATTCTTTGACCGTCTGAATGGTGATGATAAAGTTTTCAAAGATTGCAATTAGGTCATGCACTAAGTCAGCAATCATGCCAATGGCATCCGCTATAAATTCAAAAGTTTTAGCTACATCTGGGCCTTCACCAAAGATTGCATAGAACAAATCTTCTAATGCAATACGAGCAGCGGTTATAGATTCGCCAACTTCTGTGGTGGGGTCAAAGATATCCCCAATGAGCTTGACCACCTCATTGAATACCTCGATAACAAACATTCCAAAGTCAATTAGAGCTGGCAGAACAGTAGTGCTTAGGTCACGAAGTGTTGGAGCAAGATCTTCAAATACTTGCTGGATTTCTGGTTCCGCAGCGGTCAGGGCTTCTCTCATAGCCACAGTCAAATCAGCTAGAACTGGTAGCAAGCCAGCAGCTACGGTGTCCCGCATGTTATTGAACTGAGCCGAAAGTTTGAGCTGTTCTACTGCCAAAGTGCCGCTTTGACGCATAAAGGCACCTTGAGCATCCGCAGATCTCTGGAACAAAAGCTCTACACGGATTTGCTGTTCTTCAAACCGCCTAGCCGCACCTGTAAGGTGGTCAAGACCCCTTGCTGCTAGTTCCGAGTTGATTTCGGATTGCTTCATAGCAACACCGAATTTTTCAATTGGGTCATACTCTCCACGGAAGAGAGCAGTCATACCCAAGAGGGCTTCTTGCACATCGTAACCATAGGTGAGCGATAGATCGGTTCCAAGCCTAACTAGACGCTCAGTTAGGTCGGCAGTATCTTGAATAGAGAAACCAGATTGCTTTAGAACCGAACCAATAAATGTGGAAGCCTTGGCTGCTTCATTTTGAGAAAGACCGACTTCCTCAGCAGCTACAGCAAAATTACGCATTTGAGGAGTGACTTCCTCAAAGACGGATTTTAGACCTGCAAGGTTACGCTCAAGGTCTCTGGCACCCGCAACAGCATCCATGGCAAAGTCAATGCCCTTGACACCAATTTGAAATGCACCGAATGCAAGACCTGCTAGACCTGCTGCTTGACCAAGCTTCGTGATGCCCTGTCCAAGCTGATTGAACTGCTGAGTGGCCTTAGCAAAGCCTTGGACAACAGCGGTTAGATTGACATTGACCTTACCTGCCATTAGCTCTTCCTATCTAATTCACGCTGAATCTTGCTGTTGATTTCAAAGACCTTATCTTGCATACCCTTAGTAAATTTTGGCATTGACTTTTCTACCGTTGGATAGATAATGCGTGATGCCTGTTTCCTAAATGCGTGACCCGACTTAGCGTTACCCATAGCAAAGGCATATGGAGTAACTCGGTGCTGACGCTTGCCTGGCACTTTTTGACCATTGATTGTATACATATAATCATAGATAGGGGTCATGCCCTTACGGCCCTTTGTATAATTTCTGCTACCCGCCATGTCAAATAGCACCGTGCCTGGTGAGGTGACTTGCAACCGAACAATGGGGATACGCTCCATTTCACGGTATTTCTTTTTACGAGTATTTGGGGTCTGAATAAGCACTGATTGTGACGGCTTGGCCCCTTTGCCGAATGAGCTTCCCCATGCTAGACGACCAAAGTGCACCTGCCTCATCTGGCTCAAAGGAGGCTTTGATTTAGGAGGTATAGCTCTACGAAGGTCTTTTTGGGGTTCTTTAGCCAGCCTTCTAAAGTCTTTGCGTAGCTCTTTTACATAATCTTGATCTAATCCTCGTAGAACTTTCATTACTTCGTTCCAGTTGGTGATTTCGATTCGCAAAGTGTTGGCTGAACCGAATGTTCCTGAAACTACACCTAGTCGTGTTGCTATTACAGGGAGAGCCAAGATTACCGCCAATCAATCCTTACAAGTTTACCGCTAAAAGAAAAACCGCCCCGAAGGGCGGCTTCCTTATGACTTAGGCATGTTTCTTGCTACAAGCCATCTATGCATAGTCCATAGCATGCGTTCTGATTCTTGCATCAAAACGCTAGGTGCTATGCCAGTTTCTACGGCAAGACCAGCGATAAACCAGTGAGCTGAGGAATCCCCCAGCCCCCTTATTTTGGGTCGCTGTCAGAATCTCCAACCGAAGCAACTGTTTCCAGCCACTTGTCGAAGTCGTCTTTTGTCGAGCCGGTTCGCTTCTCGGAATGCCAAGCCAAGAAGAGCAAGTGGCTCAACTTGGTCTCGGCTCCGATAGCTGAAATTGATACTTCATACTTATCTTCAAAAGCAACTAGATCTGCTGCGTTGCAAACAACGAGCTTCTTAGTCCCATTCTCGTAAGTAACTTGTAGGTTGATTTTCAATTTTGCTCCTTATGCAGTTGCGTAGCTAACTTCTCCGGTGGTCGGGAAGGTAACTGAGAATGTGCTTAGGTCTCCAACTGCACCGCTAACTGGGGTGAAGCTGTTGATTAGCACGGTTGCTGTATATGCAGGGGTGACCTGCGATGCAGCGGTTCCGTTAGCAGCGATTAGAACTACTGTTCCGATTGTTCCAACTAGAGGCTGGAAAATACGGGATACAGCACCTGTTCCAAAGTCGCTGTGGAAGTCAAGTGAAACCTGACCTGATTTTAGGCCCCCAATAACTTCAGTCCAGCCATTTGAACCGAAATCTGTTGTGGTCACCTCGGCGGCGTTGATCACCAGCTCTGCTCTCGCACACGAGCTGGAGAAATCGTTACCGTTCAAGGTCACCTTGGTGCCTGTAGCAATGAACTTTGCCAATTTATCTCCTTTTATGCATAGACGGTGACTGTGAATTCAGCCGCCAAGTAGGTTTGGTCGTTTATGGTTATAGACCCCACCGAACCTGAGCTCACAACCCGAAGGTCTTGAACCAAACCCGATAGTGTCCTGTCTGATTCTACCGCAACCTTGACAGACTGCTCGCCTGAAGGAAACATGTAAGAATCAAGCTTTCTTTGCATCGTGCGTTCTGCTGCACGACCAACTATTACCGTGATGGTGAATGTATAAAGGTTTAGACCGCTTTGATAAGCCTGATCGTATTCAACTGATTCCAAGCCAACTAAAGCCACTGGAGGGCTTGGATTATCAATTAGCTCAGACGCTGTTCTCAGCCCAGGGATGGTAGCTAGGTTAGTTGCTAAGCCGTCTCTGATGTCACTGATGCTCACTAAGCCATCCTCATTTTCTTGAATGGCATAATCAAGGCTTCGATGTCTGGGTCAATACGGCTAACACGGATAACGCCCAGTTCTCCTACGCCAGCAACACCAAGTGGTGAATCCATACGCTTGTAAAGCCTCATGGACAAAAGAATTGTTGCCATCTTGATTGCTCGTGGGACTGAGCTCCAACCGAATGTTCCAACAACCTGCACGGTTGCCTCTTCCATTGCTAGCGGGAACCAATAGTCGTCAATAGCTCTGATTTGTGTAGCAGGAGAGGGAATGCCCCCAGCAAGACTGTTCAGTGGCTCTAGTTGGTAGTCCTTAGCTGCCCAAGTCACATCAAATACTCCATCAGCAGCGGTGGAGGTTTTTAGACTGGTAAGACTGACCAAATCATCAATTTCGCACACGAAACTGTCTCTGGGGGCAAAGATTCTGGTCGCACCAACGGT